GGTCGGGGGGGGCCGAACAGGACCAGCTTCACCCTGGTGGACAAGGACATCCTCTGTTGCAAGATAGCCCGCCTGCAGATGTTGTGGTTGCCGTACCCGGTGGCGGAGGTGGTGGTGATGCACGGCGATAGCCTGCGCCGGGAGGTATGGATGGAGGCCAGGTTCGGAAGAGGGACGCCACCCTCCCACACCAGGATTGTGAGGAAGACCCAATGAAGAAGAAAGAAGCCCAGCCGATGGCCGCGGTTGATGACAGCCACCACCTGCTCCGCACCATGATGGACCTGGCAGTCAGCCTCCGCCTGCTGGAGATGGAGAACAGGGACCCACCGGACATGTACGAGGAGATCACCTGCTTGGAGTGCCGAGGTTTGTGCAACGGCTGCGCCACCTGTGGAGACCACGGGAAGATGCCCAGGCACCTGGCGTATGCTCACTACCTGGGGGCCCACGGTGATGACCTGCTGTACCGATCAAAGAAGAAGGGAGAGACGGCGAAGGTGTTCAACCTGGTGGCGGAGATGCTGGCCGGGCTGGCCTTCCAACCAGGCGGGGTGACCTTCGCCGGCACCCACTACGAGGTGAAGCCCAAAGAGAAGCTATACCCAATCATTAGAAACGTGGAAGGGGGCGGGTATGAAAATGGTAATGCTTAGGTTGATTTTATTGGTGGCCCTATTGGTGAACTGCTGTGCTCATGGTGAGTTTAGGGAGGTTGTATCAAATACTAAGTGTGTCGAGAATGTGATCTTTGTCTTTGATGGTAAAGAGTGGTCTTGGTATACGGATTGTTCGTTGGTAGGTAGGGCGTGTTATGAAACGCATGATGGCGCACGGTGTTTATAAGGAGGTAGAGATGGATAACCCAACCAAGCAGTGGGTAGACAGGCTGGCAAAGAAGCTGGGCTACGAGGTGGTCTGGTCGCCGGTGAATCAGGCCTTCTTCATCACTGAGAAGCCAATCCGACTTCCACATGCCGCGTGGTCTGGTCCTATCCGGTCTGAGCCCAAGGTGATGGCAGTGAAGCACGACCTGGTGGACGTTGCGAACTGGTTGGAGGATAAGCGGAGTGAGGCGGTCGGCTGACCTGTGGAGATCACCCCGCTGTGTATGGCCTGTGTGACGAAGCGGATAACCATAAAGAGAGGTAACGAGTGATGACGAGACAAGAGATCGACGCTTGGTGGGGCTTGCTCTTGAGCATTAGTGGTTTTGTGATCGGGTGGGTGCTGCGAGGCCTTTGGATCGGAGGGGTGTGATGGTGAAGCCTGGGTTTTGGCAGATACAGGCGAGGGTGTCTTACCGCAAGCCTAACGGGTGGACCGAGGAAGCCCAGCTTCCGACCTTCTATCTTGATCCTGACGTGCAAGCTATTCGTTCTGCAGAGCATGCCGAAAGCATAGCGGAGAAGATCATCGACCCGTTCGGGCTGTACCAGGTGTGCCCGTTGGCCGCCCATGTTGAGTGAGCACCGATTCTCGGTCTACGTCGTGCGGGATAGGAAGGACCGCCTGTACACGGGGATCTCCACCCACCCGAAGGCGCGTGTGCATGCACACAACAACTACAAGAACGGAGCGAAGTGCTTGAGGGGCACTCGGCCAGTGACGCTGGTCTGGGTGTCTACCATCAAGTTCACCAGAAGCGAGGCGCTCCGCATCGAGGCAGCGATCAAGCGGATGAACAAACAAGAGAAGGAGGACTTCATCGTATCCACCACGTGCGGTGGTGAGATGGGGCTCCTTGGCGGGGAGTGAAAGTGAACCGGCGTAGTCCTAATATCTCCAAGTGGATCAACGGGAAGGTAGCGTACATCCCGAGAGTGCTTGAAGGTTGTATAGAAGAGGAGCTTGATGCCCGCGCACCCCAGTGGCGCCAAGTGTTACAGGCTGACGTGGAGTTGGAGTTCCACGGGTACTTGCAAGATCCTGTCACGGATAGGCTGGCTGACTACGAGAAACTAAAGCACGTAGTGCGGGAGGCCCTCAGCACGTTGAATCCTCGTGAGCAGTGGATCCTTGAGTGTAGATTTGGCCTGGGTGTTGAGTCGGGTATGGCGTGGACGCTAGAGGAGATCGCGGCGTACCTTGGTAGATCAGTAGAGCGTATTAGGCAGGTGCAGAACAGAGGGTTGCGGAAGCTACGACATCCGAGCCGTACAAAAGGCACTAAGGCATTTTATTTGTACTATTGACCCGAGCAGAAGAGGAGCGAGTGAATGAACGAGCTACAGTTACAGCAGGCCCTGAACGACTACAACAAGGCGCGGATAGAGAAGATCCAGCAGTGGTCCGAGTCGCATGACGCTATCACCGTGGGGTGTAGCCAGTGCAGTATCACCCCCTACTGCTGCTACCAGATGGTGATGACACCGATCATGGAGGGGGTAGTGATCGCCCAGTACGCTAAGGAGGAGTGCCCCGATAGGATGGCGAAGGTGATCGCCCAGGGGAAGACCCAGGCGTACCTTCTTGCCCAGAGATTGGGCAAGACCCCGGCCGAGCTAGTAGTGGGCACCTCCCAGGAAGAGTTAGAGCAATACCAGGACCTCTTCGATGACGCGGCTCACGCTTGGTACAACATGAGCGAGCCCTGCGGCTTCCTGGATGGGCACAACCAGTGCTCGATCTACTCCCGCCGGCCGACGATGTGCGCGGCGTACTACGCTTGCGATACCTGCACGCGAAAGATCGGCACGCACGAGGAGGTAGCGGTGTGGGACCACCGGGAGATCGTCGGGCTGACGCTCCAGGTGTCGATGTTAGCGGTTATGGATCTGTTTGGTATTGATGGGGAGGACACTCGGTACTTTCTCCCTATGCCGCTGGGTGCGGCTGTAGCGTTGGCGGATGAGGTGTTGTTGCCGCACGTGCGATAGGTTATCGGATTCTGATAACCTATAACCTAATGGAGGAGTGGCTGTGCACAGTACTAACAGGGCAGACTTAGAGATGCGCGACACTTGCAGGAACTACGGAGAGGTGGAACTCATGATAGGCAACCGGCCCCGCCGCGTGTCGCTTTGTTACTTGACTGACGAGTCGCACCCGCGGTGCACTCGGTGTACCCACTGGACACCCAGGGATCACGCGATCCAGGTCAGCACAGGATAGGAGCAGGTGATGAAGAAAACGGAGAACAAGTTCAGCGTGTCGATCAACACTGGTGCTGTCGACCGCATCGTAGAAGAGATGCGGGTTGATATGCTGAAGGCGGGATTGACCAAGGAGCAAACCGACGGCATATTCCAGCAGGCCCACGACCAATACCGCACCTGCCGCGACGCGGGGAACTACTGGGATCATGTTAAGCGGTGTGCGGAGCAGGCGCTTGCTGCCTTGCCTCGCTGCGAGGAGTGCAAACGGGTGGTGCAGTATGAGGATGCGCCCGTGTGCCCCGAGTGTAGGAAGGGAGAGGTCAAGGTAGAAGTGGAGGGAGTAGTCAACGAAGGTGTCAACCCCGTGCACCCGACCAAGCCCTGGCGCAAGGAGGTGGGGCAGTTCTCCTTCCAGTTCGACCATGCGGATGGGGGAGTCAGTACCTATTGTGCCCCCGTCTTCATCGAAGCGGAGGCGATGTACGAGCAAGCCCACAAGATCCTCACCAGAGTGGTGGAGGCTGGGGATAACCTGAAGCTAGCCGAGCTAGTGATGAAGTTCTTCGGTCAAGAGTAGGAGGCAGCCATGAAAGAGAGCAAGAGGACGGCCACCAACCAGCGCCCGCTCCTGAAGCGGCAGGAGGAGATCACCTCCTGGCTTGTGGGTAGGCTAGAGGCGATCAGGCAGGCGCGCAAGACGCGCTCTGTTGACCTGGGGATTGCCCAGGCTCGGGTGGCCGCGCACGCGGCGCAGGCTGACGGGTTGGCGGAGAAGAAGGGGCAGTGTCAGGACAAGATCGCTTCCCTGGTGGAACAGATCACCACCTGCAATCTTCAGATCGCCGCCCTCAAGAAGGAGATCGCCAGCGTGGAGGAGCAGCAGGATCGGGTGAGTGGTCATATGGCGAAGGCAGAGCAGAACGTCAGGCGTGTGCGACTGCATCACGTCGGCGTTATGCGGAAGCTGCAGGATGGGAAAGTTCGCCGTAAGCGTCGCGAACTCGCGAAGGTGGTCCGCCGGTTGGAGGCGAAGGAGCGCCGCCGGCGGGAGTCGGAGGAGTTGCCGAGGTTGGCGCCCCATGAGTTTCCTTTCATGACGCCGAAGATGAAGGCCGAGCAGATGAAGAAAGCCGAAGAGGAGAAGAAGGAGGCTACCAATGGCTGACGAAGTGAACGAGGTGAAGAACCTATCCGGTCTCAAGATCTTCGAGCTAGAGGAGATCAGAATCAATGAGTACCACCCGCAGGACGATGGCAAAGGGCTGCCTACTGAAGTGCACATGGCCCTGCGGTTGATGGGTGCCCCTCCCAACATGTTGATGGTGATGCGGCTGAAGTCGCGCCGCGCGGTGGATGACCTGGTGACGGCTTTGTGTCGGCATCGGGACAACGTGTGGCCGGAGAGGGGATCCTGATGTCGTATGTGAAGACCTTCACGCCTCGGCTTGCCTCCGTGCTGGGGCACATCTCGGAGGGGTGGATGAGTATCTACGACCTGTCGGAGAAGACAGGAGCCCATCCCTCCTACATCAAGCGGTGCCTTCCCCTCCTGGATGAACTCGGCCTTGTGACCCGCGACACCGCGGCTGTCGCCGACACTGTGTCGGTGCGGTTAACTGCGAATGGTGAGCGGGCTATCAGATCCTTGTGGGGGGCTTTGCGATACCCGGCTGACGGTTCGCCTCCTCGCAACCCACGCAAGAAGAAGCAACTCAAGAACGCAGTCAAACGCCCCTGCGGAAGATGCGGCGGCCAACCCGCCAAGGTGGACGGTGGTTGGTGCAAGGCATGTGCTGGCCAGGGCTACATCGTAGTGAACGAAGGAAAGGTGAAAGATGGAACTCGCAGAGGCTAGAGCGGTATTTAAGGAGAAGTTGGCTGGGGATGAGGGTACGTACCTCGCCTACCTTAGCCAGGTCGCTTGTGTCTTGATGGATGAACTCGACGTCACCAACAAGGCGGAGCGCAACGGGGTGGCGGAGCAGGTCCTCAAGGCGTTGTTCTGGGAGCCCGGTGAACAGTCGCCCGGTGTACCGGAGGTCATGCTCGACAAGCCTACCAAGGAGCCTGACATGGTGAATCACCCGCCCCACTACCAGTCGGGGTCGATGGAGGTGATCGAAGTCATCGAGGCGTTCAACCTCAACTTCCACCTGGGCAACGTGGTGAAGTACACCTTGCGCGCGGGGAAGAAGGCCGATCCCCAGGTCGATCTGGAGAAGGCGAAGTGGTACCTGGATCGGATGCTCAAGAGGATGGGTGGAGTAGCGGAGGAGGTAGTTGATGGATCCGAGTAGCGGTAAGTTCTACCGAGAACTGAACGATGACGAGGCGGCCGAGTCACGAGGGCAGTTGGATGCCCTGCGCCATAGGTTCATCGAGAAGGGTGGCGAGGTCATCCCCGTACCCGATGACTTCATCCCCTTTGAGACAGGCGAGCGTATCCCCATCAAGGGTTACTTCTTCAAGCTCGTCGAGATCGATACCATCAACCACACCATTAAGCTCAAGTTTGAGGGCCCCACCAAATCGACCCAGCGCAAGGCGAAGAAGAAAGGGAGGAAGTGATGAAGGTAGGCTATATAGCCGGTTCACTCACAGGAAACTGGATCTCCTGAACATCAAACCAAAATGGAGTCATTTTGTAGAGCAGCCCCAGTTACCGGGACCTTTTGTGGAGGGCGGCCCTCTTCCGGGCAAGCATGTTGAGGCACGCATCTAACAACCAGATGGTGCGGGGGATGTCCTTCTCGTCACACCGTGTGTTGATCTCGTCTATGAGGTCGCCTTCTACCCGCGCCATTAAGGTGACTTTATGGGCTAGCATCTTCTCCGCGGACACCAGTACCTCCCGCGGCCTCCTCATCCTCAAGTAGATCCGAAAGGCGCGGGTCATCCACTGGTTCCTGCTTATCCCGCTTCGTTCTACTGCGCGATCTACTTGAGCTAGGAGGTCAGTGCCTAGCCGAAATTGTATCGGGTACTTGTCAGGGGCTCGCTCTTGTGCCATGACTACTCTCCTTGGGACCCTTGGGATGTACCATACAAAACGACTGCACTTCAAGCCTTTTGCAATATGCAGTCGTTTTGTGTTGTAAATCGAATCTGAAAGTGGTAGGAGATTGGTATGAGAGTAACCCAGGTACACGAGCTAAAGACGGCGAGGGATGTCCTGCGGTTTTGCAGGACGTTGGTCCGTCTGAAAAACGAGTCGCCGCGGTCTTTGACTTTCACGGTCGCGGTAACAGCGGAGCAGCAGGTGAAGGTGGTCCGGCCGACGGGTCGGAAGGTGAATGGGAACTACTTGGAGGATACCCTTGAGCGCCTTGGTTGATCACAAGTTTGGGTACACCACCATGCGCTGTATGGCAGGTGGGCGGTTAGACCAGCTATGCGCGGAACTGAAGCAGGAGTTCCCCAAGCTGCGGATGCAGGAGAAACGAAGGCACTGGTACTGGAGGGTATTGCGTTACCTGATTCTCGTGCTTACCTTCGGTGGGAACCGCAGGTTTCTGGGCGGGTTCACAACAACGATCAGGCAGACGATCGCTTGGAGTGATGAGAAGTGGGAGAAGATAGATAGGAGGCTTGACAGTAACTGGGAGGACCGAGTGTGGTCTACCCTCATGCACGAAAGGGAACACCTCCGGCAGTTCAAGAGGTACACCACGATCGGGATGTCGTTGCTGTACTTGCTGGTCTTCTTCCCAGTGGGGCTATCATGGTTTAGGGCACGCTTCGAAAGAGAAGGCTATCTCCAGACACTGAGGTGTTGGTACGCCCTAGATCCGAGTTGGGCTCGGCACCCCAAAGCAAAGAGATGGTGGGTCGACCAGTTCACTGGTCCGAACTACGCCTGGTGCTGGATCTTCAGAGGTCAAGTGGAGGGGTGGTACGATCGCGAATTGTTTATGCTAGAGGCAGCAGCTTGACCGATGAAGAGGACCTGTCGATTGAGCAAGTTGATCAAATCCTCCTCTCGTGGGGGATTGATCCTGTCGGCTTCAGGGAGTTCGCGAGAGAAGTGGTGGGACAAGAAGTGGCGCAACCTCTGCACGACAAGCCCTACACCCAACGAATCATCGCCCTGCGTGAGCGGGTTGACGTCCTCATCGGATGGCTCAAGAAGGCCGGGGCCAAACCGGAGGACCTCGCCTCTGTTTTGGAGGGAGTGATTAGTGGCCTCTACCAAGAAACCCACCAGTTTAGGGAAGGGCATAGCGCGAAAAGGAACCAGCAGGAAGGCGCCAAAGAGGTGCGTGAAGCAAAGCCCCGGCGCTTCTACAGAGTTTGCCGAGCCGACCTCCAAGTCAAAGAAGCCCAAACGGCTCCTCCGTCCAAAAGGTTCAAGGGGCGGTAAGTACGGCACGGGGACTCACCCCAAGGGCGTAAGCCGCCACACCCAGATCGCCAGGTACGAAGCTAGCCGCGAAGCCACCAACGATATGCTTCGTAAGTTGGTGATCGAACACGATCGGATGGATATCTTCTGCGAGTTTATTATGGGTGGGGATCCGCCCATGTGGTTCCACACTGAGATGATGGAGTTCCAGGACGAGCACGACGAGGCTCTCATCTTAGCCTTCGCCGGCGCACGGAAGACCCAACACTGTACTGTGGCGCGGGCTATCAAGGAGATCATCAAGAACCCAGATGTCCGCATCCTCCTCGTAGCGGACGCCGCTGATCAGGCGAAGACCTTCCTGCGTGGTGTAAAGTCCCACTTCGAGAACAACGAGAAGTTGAAGGAGGTGTTCGGCGACTTCTATACCGGTGCCGATAAGTGGACCGACTCCGAGATCATCGTGAACAAGCGCACTGCGGTTGGGCTCAGGGAACCTACCATTATGTGTGCCGGCGTGGATACCTCCTTGATCGGGCGCCACTTCGAGATCATCGTATCGGACGACCTGGTGACGGAGGAGAACTCTGCTACCGACAACCAGCGGCAGAAGATCAAGAACTACTTCTATAAGACCCTCCTCCCGCGCCTCACACCTGATGGCCGGCTCTGGATCATTGGCACCAGGTGGCACGACGAGGACCTC